AGATTCGTCCGCCCGTAGTTTCCTTCTCAGGACTTCCGGACTGCAACGATAATTAAATTAAGGCGAGCCCCACAATTCGCATTCGATAACGAAAAGGCGTTATTCGAGTTAACGTAACCGAGACCGCACTGCGCCCCGTTATTCGCATTCCCGCCAAACTGGCAAAGCTCATATCTTTCGCCACCTTTTTTAGCACCCCGCCATCGCTTTTTTCAAGCGATGGCGTTTTATCACAGTTCTGCCCCGTCAACAATCTTCACGTTTGTTCCATAATAAGCAAGGCGAGCCCCACAAGGCGCATCCGATAACGAAAAGGCGTTAGACGAGTCAACGAATCCGAGACCGCACCGCGCCCCGACATACGCACTCCCGCCAAACTGGCAAAGCTGCCCTGTAGTATTCTGCCAACTATAATCAGACCAATAGCTATTAGAATCCCCTCCAATCTTTGAGGGTAGGAGATCGAAATGATCCCCTAAGAGCATGTTTTGTATCCAGCCTTCTGTAGGGGTTGTAAGCCTTGTAGCCTGCCTATAATTGCCAACAGGTGCGGTTGTAAGTTCTGCTGCAGTAGGCATGCGGTTGCCTTCGTAGATAAATGCTTCTGAACCGTTTTGCGCAGCATTTGCGGAACTGCCAAAGAAGATGTTTTGTATCATCTGCCAATACCAACCCCACAAATCCTCTATTCCAAACAGACAGACACGTGAAGCATTAGCATTCCCGGCTACATCGGCAATACTGATCTTTCCACATGCGTCACCAAGTCCTGATGTAGCACCGGTTTTAAGGCCATTGGTTTTATCCCATGTATTTCCGTCACCTGAACAGCCATAACCGATATTCGCTTGTGCATTCGGGTTTCCGTATTCGGAAAGGTTAAGCATCATCATCAACTGTTGATGACTATAGTTTGTCAGTCCAAAATCTTTGCCGTTGTTATGGGCAAGGTTCCAAAAAGAGGAAATGGTTTGTGATCCAGTAGGAGTGTAGCCAGACCTACTGACAAGGGTTCCGTTAAGATTATAGCCCATATATGCACCAATCCAAGGTGCTTCAATGTAAAAGCCACCAATTGGGTACATACTCATCCAGAGATATGGAATTCCCGTAACTGCGTCGGTCTGTACGATAAAGTACAAACGCAGGCAATGGAACATCACATTTCCTTTTGATTCGTCTACAGGTGTGCCGTCTGCGAAAATAGAGCGGTCTGTGGCGCTCAGCTTTGCGGCCACACCATTACTGGTGAGGAGGTAATCACCCAAACTTTCTTTGAACTGTTCCCACATGGAACGGTTTCCTACTACACCCCATGCCGGACTACTCTGTGTAGTCTGTTTGAGGGGCACGCCCCAGGCTACTTGCCTAAGCAATTGCTCGTTACCCTGATTGATAGAATTCATCAGGTCGTCAACGGTAATGCGCCTTGTCGAGCCGTCTATTTCAACATAAACGCCATTTGTCCGGAGGACACTTTTAACATAGTCGACTGTGCCGATATTTTTTTTATCTACTGCCATAATATTTATTTATAAATTTATTCGTTCCAGTCCACATTTCCAACAACTTCCACATCATTCTGGCCATGGTCAGTATCTGTGTCTGCAGTTGTGACAATCACTTCATTACTTTGTACAGATTGGGTTGAAACCCATGTCTTCGTATCCATTACTTCCGTTGTCCATACGGCGGATGTAGGAGCAAGAACGGCACTTGTATGCATGTTCACTATCTTGCCGGTGACGGTCACGTTTTGGCCCTCATCGACCATTTTATTATCAGATGTAATGCTATACACAATCTGAAATTCATCTCCAGTATCAATTATTCTTATTGCTGCCCTGTAGACACTTGCGGTGTCGCTTTGGTTAGCATAAAATTCTGCAATGAAAAGTGTAGTACCGTTCACATCGTCGCGGGTAACGGTAACCGTCTTTTGGCCGGCTTTATCCGTCCACTCGTGGTTTAAATCTTCTTTGTACCATTTTATATAATAATTGGTCAAAGATGATGTGCCCAACATCAATTGCGAAGCGATCTGTGCTGTTGGCACAGCTTCTGAAATTTGTTCCGTTGTGGCTACCAAAAGCCCTACGTAACTCGATGCACCTACACTTTGAATTGTGACATCAATGGACTTTGACAGATTACTTTCAAGTCCGTTGACAGTGGCGGTACACGAATATGTAAGGGTATCATTCGCATAGTTGACCGTTGAGGCAAGGTTCGCAATAATTTTCAGTTCACCGGTAGATGTGTTCATTTCAAACATGCCGGTGGAATCCTTCACATAATTCCCGTCCTGTGCACCATTAAAGACAAGGGCATTACCATTGTATGCCCAGGCATGGTGACTAAGGCTTACGGAAGCACCACGCGTTGATGTCACCTTTGGAATTCGTGTGGGTTGATTAGCTGGCACCGTCCAATCCGGACTAACAGCCCCCGATGTCGGGTCTACTCCCTGGTAAAGCGGTATACCGTTGTTGTCGAACGTAAGAAACAGTGTGTCACCGTTCCTTAACCGTTTAATCGTTATGCTGCCCTGAGCACTGTATTCATTACTCATGTCCAATCCTCCTTGTTAATGATTTGAAAAATGGTATTTTCAGGATAAGCCTGGCCGCTAAGGGCTTCTGCCCTCGCATCTAAATCACCCGATAATACATGGTTGTTCATAACTTCTTTCTCGTTGAGAAGTACATTCTTCCCAACATTATCAAAACGATGGCCTATGAGGACTATGCCCACATTGGCAGCCTTGTTCCTGTCTGCAATTACATACTTCATTTAGTTAAATATTAATTGATTTCCTGTTTCGTCGACAAGGCAATTACCAGCCTCATCAGTGGCAACACTATACGCGGGTTTCTGCGCCACATCAGCATAGGTATCAAGCCAACCGTCGGCATAGGTATCACCAATACCCGTTGAACTAAGCATAAACAATGTTGTCCCTCCTTCATTTTTCACTTGACCTGTAATCTTTGCGGAATCCGTCATCCATACCATTTTGATGATATTGGCAGGACAGTCAACGATATTACCGTTACAATCAACCATTGCCACATCATAGCGCTCCTTGTCTGTAGGGGCTATTGATGTGGAGTTTGTGTGCCTCCAACGGAACACCGGGTATAATCGGGCTACTGTAAACTGCTTTCTTGCAACCTCCTTATCACCAACATAGGCAATGGCCACATAATCTTCTTTCTCAATAAGTCGAATGTCTAACGAAATGGAAGTATTGGTAATGCTGTCCACCTCATTACTGATATCAGCCGTTACCTCCTCTAAATTGTTGAGGCCTTTTACATGATACAGCTTCAAGGTGTAATCGCCTCCGGTATACTCGCTTGGGCCTTTATATAAAGTCACCTGAAAACTCCGCTTATAAGAGTTCCCGTCAATGGCAAGGTTCCTGGTCTCATCGCTGGCTTGGATAAGCCCATGCGCGACCTTGTAATCATACAAAAGTAACTTATCCTTAAAAGGATCGTACTGGATTACCTGGTCGTCGGTCATTGCAAGTGAATATTTATCTTCACTTGAATCTGTTGTTGATAAAACTATAGGGTCTGTAGTAATGGAGATATTAGCTCCGAGACGCTTATCAACGATAACGCCGGTAAAGGTTAACTCTACTCTTGTGTTAGGATTAATATTCCTCGAAATTGTTATTTCTCCCCTTGTATTTGTGCCGCTGACGTCAATTGAGTATAGTCCTTGCCAATCAGGCAATGTCGTTATATCAACTCCATTGACAAGCCATTTCATGCTGGCCAACATTTCATTACCGTACGGATACGGTACAGATCCATCGTTTGCATTAGCACGAACGAGTGGAGCAAATACGGAAGGCGTAAGCGTCCTGTTCGGCTCAAAGGTATTCGTCTTAGCCCGGTACACCTGCGTCATTGGCGATCCGGGCGTTTTACAGAGTATGGATACCGCTACGGTTAGCGGGGCAAAGTCTTTTCTTAATCTTAATTTAGAAGTTATCATAGTGATATGGTTTTTGTAACGTCCGTTCCGTCTTGGCCATGTGCCGTTACATTAAATGTCGTTATATAAGAATTTGCATTTGTGCCAAGGTCATTCTGCGTAGGCGTAAAGGAAAATGTTATCTTTCCGTTGAAGTTCTTTGCCTTTGCACTTTGATTCCATGCATCATCTTCCACCGGGTCTCCACTATCGCGGGTGATTTCCCATGAAGTCACACTGTCCGTTATATCGTCAAAGCCTTTGACAACGTGGCATGTAACATCACAAGTCTCTCCGTACTCCAAAAAACCGTCTCCGGTGTTATCAAATTCAAGATGTGGGGTTATATAACTGTCATGTGTGGTGAGAAGTTCGTCCCAATACGCATCACGTTCCTTGTTGACTCCCCACGTACCCCTATCAGCATTCCAATAGTGTGCCCAACCGTCAATATCAATAAAATCACCTTCTGCGCCACCGTTAGGATAAGCAAGGTTAGCATCATAGATGTTGTTAAACCTGCCTTTGTAATGGGGTGATGTTGGATCAATTGGTGTTGACATTGCTTAATTGAATTTTGATAATTGGCGCATTCTTTCTGACAAGTCTTTTTCTTTTTTACCTTCCAGAAAGAGTGCGGCCGCTCTGTAAATGAGATTATTCTCTGCGGAATCTGTCAGTGCGACTTTGAGCGTCTGTACTGCTGCAGTTCCGTCACTGGGTGTTACATCTACTATTTCGGCTGTTGGAATGTAGTAGAATGCTTCAATCGTGTGATTGAAAACATTGTTTGTTGCGGAGGAAGGCGGCTGCGTGTAGCGTCCGGCTGTCCAGTACATTAATACCCTGTTCCCGTTTGCGTCAGTTGTTAGCATGGCTTTAGGCTTCTGTGGAGTGCCGCGGCTCCACGTAGAGGCCTGCATTTTCGCCTCCTGTGATCCGGGGTCCATAAGTTCCCTAACGCTGCTCTGCCAACTTATGAGCTTGAACTCAAATAACTTCAAGAAATTATCAGGAAGTACCACGCTTCCATGTCCGTCGGTAAATTGAGTTTGCGCAGCATCATAATCGTTATTGGCACCTACTGTTACAGGTTCAGGCCTAAGAAAGCCGGCCGGTGCTTCAAGTAGAACTTGATTAGCTGCGGCCAAAATAGCATACCTGATCTCGGTATCCTGATCCTGCATGAAATCATCGTCGTTGTCCTTTGCTATTTCATCAATAGCAATTCGGACTTCTTTGATAATATCGTCTAAGGCTTTCTGCATTTATTCAGGGTTAATTTCTATTGTTAGGCCTTGCTTTTTGGTAAAGGCAAAAAGGGCTGTAGGATTTCGTATTTTTGACTTTGGTAAATTGTATGTCTTGCATACGTATGCCTTGGCCAAAGAAAAGTTTTTGAATGTCTTTAAATCAGCTTCCTTCTTGTCCTTCGTTTGTGGGACAGGTGGTGCCGATGCCTGAATAGTCTTCGGATCAAGTGCAGGCATTTCTTTTTTCTCCTCTACAGGGGTCCTATCAATGATGAGACCGTCTTTGAAAAGTTTGTTATTGCGAATAGCATTCGCAACATTAGGATCAGAAGTGAGATATACACTGGTGCCGTAGTCATTCCGTTCGCCAAATTCTACCAAATGGCTTCTACCTCCAAATGTTACATTGAAGATGAATTGTCTTGATGATGCGAAAATAAACATATGATTGAATTAATAAGGGCCCGCCCGTCAAAGGCGAGCCCTTTAAGGTTCTATGTAAGTAAACGACGCTACAAAGTTACGCTGCGATCTCTTCGTCCGTTACACCCTTGGTAGAGTCAAAGGCTGGACGAGAAACCCTTGCGTGTGCATTCGGATAATACAGTGTCCAGCAGCTATACTCTTCCATAACAACTGCATTGGCATTCCGGATGTACAAATTCTTAAGGTCATACGTTTTACGGCTCCAATCACCGAATACCCATTTTTCGAGGTATCTTGGATCGAGCAAGAAAGCGCTACCGGCCATGCCCATGTTGTTAAATGCATCATGCCGGTAAATAAGGATTTTTGTTCCCATGGAAGAGAACTGTTCAAAGTCAAGTCCCCATTTCTTATAGGAAGATTCACTTTCTGTAATGATACGACGTGAGGATTTCAGGTTAGAAAGAGCCTGGTAAATCAAGTTGTCGACAAAGAGTAATTTTGTGCGGCTTCCGTTGCCTGCATCTTTGATAGCTGCGTTGATAAATGTTGTTAACTCCTTCTCGGAAATAACATATTCATAAACAGGTCTCTCTACAGAAGTTGTAGTCTTTGTCACTTCTACAGAAGATGCATCAGCTGCTCCATTTACAAGTGTACTTGTGACGTAGAGCTTACCACCTACCGTTGTAAGGTCGGTTGCATTGTAAGTCTTACCGTCTGTACCTTTATAGGTATCTGTCGAGATTGAAACAGTAACGGCTTTCTGAGTTCCGTCAGGTTGCTTCTCAGTCTTTGGAGACCAATGGCCAAGTGTAATATCTTTCCCTGCTTCCCAATAGATTCCACCGGTGGTGTAAATAGTTCCACCTCCATCAGAGTATCTGAATGATCCTTTTACGCCAAACAGTCCGGAACGCTCAATGCCGTTGCGCATGTCGTCCATGGCAATTCTTTCTTGCTTTGTGAAGTCCCAATCAAGAGTCTTTGCAGACATTCTTTCTATAATGGACTCTTCGGCCTGCATAATAAACCGCTGGCAAAATTGTTCAGATGCCTCAGGCAACATATAATATGATGCCGTAGAAACATCTTTTTCTGCTGCAGCTCTTCCAAGCCTCAACATCAAAGCACCCTGAGGAATATCAGGAAGGTCCCAACATGTATTAGCCGCAGCGTTTGACCGTCCATTGACAGCTACAACCATTGGATAATTCTGATTATCGCGGCCAACAATACGTACCATTAACGGCTTCAACGGGTCTCTGTCACCGTTCTTTAAATAGCCTTTGATCTCTGGGAAAAGGATTGTATCCATATCCCCGAATGCAGAGTTATTTGCCGGTTTAATGGCGGTTGCAACTCCTGCATTTGTTGCACTGATAGCCTCGCTTAATACGCTCATGATAGGGCGCTGGCCAATAGAGTAATACTTGACCACAATCGATTTTGACTTGTTCGTGCCTGACGCAGACCGCAAAATTTGGTCAACAGGGCAACTCTCAAGCCTCATCTCAGTAATTCTCTTGTTAATCTGCTTCTGATAGTAATCCAAGTCTTTCAACTGATTCTCCATGATTTCCTTGGATTGGGTTAAGGTATTCGCACCTCCAACGCCAACACCCTTAGCATTGTCAAGTGGCCCGACCGGATCGGTGACCGCAGGCGCATCTGCCATTGCAAACGCATTTCCTGATGTTAGGATCATGGCGACAATCGCCACCATAAATCCTAAAAACTTTCTGAACTTCTTCATTTCAAAATAATTTTAATTAACGAATCTCTTTTTTGTAAAAATCATTGTCCCCGATTTTCTTTAGGACTTCTTTTTTGGATGTTAATGTAGACGGGCCATCTACTATATATCCACCGCCCTCTAATTTGCCTATAATCATAATTTAAGTTTTATTCGGTATATGCATTCTTCATCTTATCTAATGCTTCAAGGGTCTTGTCTGTCTGCCCTGGGCTCTTGACTTTTGTTCCTCCAGTACCCAAATCAGGTGGCATATTCTTCCGCTGGTTTTGTTTATGAGAAAACATGTCTATCTTCTCATTTTTTCCACGCTTGTAACCCTTGCTTTCTGCTTGGGCTATCTGTACATCATAGTCCTTTAACTTAAAAAGGCGAATAAAGTCGTCTTTGGTCAGGTCAAAGGTACCTGCTCTCGCAATAAGGCCTTTCTTCGGGTCATAAATCCAGTCGATAAGGTCTTTCACCTGATCTTCTTTATAACCCATTGCGGAGATTGCCGCATCTAATTCGGAATCCTCCTTCTTTAATTTGGCACCTTCGTTTTTTTTGAACTCTGCTTCTTCAGCCATTTCCCGCGCACGCTGTGCCTTTCTATCTTTGAGCTTCTTTTTGGCACCTTCGTGATCCTCTATATAGTCAAGGAAGTAATCGGCATTTTTGTTCAAAAGATAATCTTCCAAGTCAAAGTCGGTACCGTCCGCGTTCTTACCGGAAAGCATTCCCTGCAGTAACTCAGGGGCTATCTTTGAACTGCTGATAATTTTATTAAGCCGGCTTCTTTGTGCTTCGTCATTATCGTACTTATCTAAGGCCTCATTGGCAACGCCGTAAAGTCCTTCCTCATCATCATCTTTTAGGTCAGGCTTTAACTTTTTAAATCGAGAAACAAACTTTTGTTTATTACTCAGTTTTGCAGGTTCTTGCTCAGCACCGGCATTGGCATTCTCCTGTTGTGCTGCCGGTTCTACTGCCGGTTCTGTTGCTGCTGCAGGCACTTTTCCATTATTAGTTTTGACCATGTCTTGAAATTTTTGTTAAAGATATAGGAATTATCATGCCTCAAAGTCATAAAATATAAAATATAATTTCTATTTTTGTAAAGTACACTTGTTATATGTATTAAATACCATATAAAAATATGTAATTATTTATATCATGCAAAGTATTCTATATGAAGCATAAATGCAGTGTAACCGAAGTTTATATAAGAAGGGATAGAGTAATACTGCCTAAACTATACAGCGAAGCGAAAAAGGTCGCAACATATCCAACGACCATGAAAAAACTTTGCCAAATAGTCTCCCGCCTCGAAACACCATACTATTGCATTTCTGATGATGCTGCATTGGACTATGTTAGGAAAAGGAAACTTCATGGTATTAAAAAAACATATGCTACAAAATACAAGCAAAAGCTCTTTGAGGCACTGTACGATGAATTTGAAATGCTTGCATCACAAGATTCTTACAAGGACAAAGGACTACAAACTATCGTAATCGCTGCCCTTGAACGGAAGGCACCATGCATCGGGCTTACCCCTTGGATCATACAATACAAACTGTCGAAGATACAAAAAGAAAGGAAAAGATGACTAAACTATATATAACACTATTGGCTTGCGCGCTCATGCTGCCTATCATTCCGTTTTCAAAGTACGTCGCTGCAGGCACGACAAGCCCATTATTCACGCATTTCGTCTTCATGTTCGGGCACGCTTCCGTATTGCACTGGCTGTGCAACACATGGGGTCTCCTGATGCTTCACAATCTCTTCAAATGGCGCAGACTGATAACCGCTTGGGGCTTATCCGTTATACTCTCATTTGTATTCATACCTGATAAACCGGTACTTGGCGCATCTGTGTTCGTCGCTTTCTTCATGGGACTTATTGCGGTCCAACAGTTCCGGAGAGATAAGACGGCGGCTATTCTTACATTACTCATTCTTGTCATAAGCTGTTTCCTGCCTGGATTTGCAGGAAGCTATCATATCATTCTCTATCTGGCCGGAATGCTTTCTTTCTATATAGAAAGAGTATTCAAAAATTTTGCAGACTATGCAAAAGGATAATATAAAGAAAAACGGGAATATTCCTTTTGAACTGCTTAACCGGCTCATAAGAGAGGATAGCAAAAGGGTTAATGCCCTTCTTAAAAGATACGATCCGCTTACAGGAAAAGGTGCACCGGGGAAAAGATTTAAGTGTGTAATATCTGATTTCCTGAACGGAGAAGAAGAATTTCTCCCCGTTCAGATGTTAGATAGCAAATTTATTCGTGCATTGATCAAGTGCGGTTCAATCGAGGGTTACATCAAACGATATATGCCGGATTGTGACCTTGCGAACAGCAGGGAAGCCGTTACAAGAAGACTTTGCCGCATAAGGTGTAAGCATGACTTCTATTTCTTCGCAGGCGCTTACGCGAAGATACAAAACAAAAACGGTGGAGAGGATATACCTTTCTACCTTAGACATGCACAAATAAAGCTATGCAAGGTCTTTGAAAAGATGCGACTGGAGAATTTGCCTATATACGTTATCCTCCTCAAATGTAGACAGTGGGGTGGCTCTACCTTGACTGATATTTACATGGCATGGATAATGATATTCTGGGAAACGAGTTGGAATTGCAACATCGTTGGCCACCAGTCTACATCATCAATAACCGTGTTCAACATGTACGAAAGGCTTGTCAACTCTATACCTATATGGCTATTCTATGATGTTGCACAGCCTTACCCGGAAGATGTAGTTAAGATAAAGAATGACTCCAAAAACCCCAATGTAAAGTATCTTGTTCCGCGGTCCTGCACCATTCAAACGGGAACAGCCCTCAATCCGGAAGCAGCAAGGTCTACTAACGTGGCTATGGCCCACATTACGGAAGAAGCATTTTTCCCTGATACGGAGAAATGGACACCTTCAAAAGTGGTGAAATCAGTCATATCACCTATAATGGGTAAGCCTCACAACTTCATCACACGTGAGTCTACACCAAATGGAAGTCAGAACGAGTTTCACGATGAATGGATACGAGCAAAATCAGTAGACGAAAACGGCGCGCCAATGTCGGCCTATACGGCTGTATTCGTAGCATGGTTTGAGATCGAGACCTACCGCGTTGACATGAGCCTTGAAGATAAAAAGGAGTTCGTCTCTTGGCTGTATAAGAACCGTCGTGCAGAAGCCAATAACGGCCGCTATTACTGGAAATTGCTGAAAATGGGTGCCACTATCGGCGGGATAAAGTGGTATATTGAAAAGGCCAAGACGTTTGATTCGTATCCGAGCCTTGACGATATGCAACAGGAATTCCCGTCAGATGATATTGAGGCCTTTAAATATTCTGGAACTGCTGTATTTGACATCTACCAGGTTGAAAACCTTCGGGAAGGTTGCGATCCTAAGATATTCACAGGCGATATAGAGGGTGATAGCAGCTTGCCGGAGACGAAGGAATGTATGGATAACGTACATTTGGTTGAAAAGCCCGGAGGTCCATTAACCGTATGGGATTTGCCTGATGATTCTGAAATTGTCAGAAACAGGTATCTTGTATCGGTTGATATCGGAGGCTCTCACAAAACTTCGGACTGGTCCGACATGACGGTTTTTGACAGATACGACGAAATGTACGGCGGAGTTCCTGTTGTCGTGGCGGAATGGCATGGCCACTGCAACCCTGATCAGCTTGCAATGAAATGCGCCCAACTTTCCCATTTCTATAATGATGCACTTCTGGCAGTTGAAAACAATACGGCATATTCCCGAATGAATAAAACGGACGGTGATGTGTCTGAATTGTTCTTCCCAATCCTTCTGCCTTTGTATGATGATAACGTGTATTGTGATAATCAATCAGCCCTGAAGATGCGCAAGACACACGAAACAAAGTGGGGTGTCAATACCAACCGGTCGACGAAGGTCGCTATGATAATGAACCTAAGTACGATCATAAGGGAACAGGGATATATCGAACGCGAACCAGAAGCCCTGAATGAATACTCCTACTACATGCTGTACCCGAACGGAACGTACGGTAACGTACCAGGTAAGCACGATGATAGGGTGATGTCACGTGCTATAGGACTATGGATTGATAAGAAAATGGATCCACCAAAAATAATTAAGTTCAAATCAAACACAGAAAAAGAACGAGAAAAGTTATTACATCAGAGGCCAAAAGCGCCGGAAATAGTAGGCATATAAAAATATGAAAGAATCAATTAAAGTAGCATTTGAAGATGCATTCTTCAAGTTGTACGGGCCTTACATGGTCCGTAAGGAAAAACTTCATGCTGTCAAGATGTGGCAGCAAGGTGTACATCAGTGTATACAGATGTACAAAGAGATAGGTTCGCCCCGCGTCTACCTGTTTTATGACAGGAAACATAACGTTTGGTCGCCTATGACGTATGAAAAAAATAAGTTGCTAAAGCCGTCATTGCGTGTATTAAGAAGCATGGGCAAACTACGAGGGAGTAATTTGCCCTATGATGTCAACACAATGAAACGTAAATCGTATTACTACACCCCGTCAAAGTGGGGGGCGTTAGGTTGTAGCGTTGATAACGCTATAAGGAAGCAAAAGCTACAGATGTGGATTACCTACTATCTGTGCGAACTCTCTAAGCCTATGAAGAAATACCGGGATTACCAACAAGGGTATGACTCCCGTCATCCTCATCAGAGATAAGGTGCTGTGCACCATTCCCCGGTCGACCGTTCGTTATAGGTTGAATCTTACCACCTGCAGGTTGTTGCGCGTTTGCCGGATTACCTGCAGGTGTTTGCTGTGCTGCGGCCTGTTGCTGCTCTTGCATGGCTTGTAGTTTGGCCGCCTTATGCTCTTGCCAAGCCTTTTTCAATTTGGCCGTATCACCAAATTCTGCAACATCAAGCATTTGGCCAAACTCAATCTCATCACGTAGATAAGCCTGATAAGCCAGGTCTTTCATCTCTTCTCGAATAACGGTAGAACTTGAATCCAGAGTAAGCGCAAGATCAAAGTCGATGTCGCACATTGTTTGTGGATTGAAGTACTCCTTTATATCTTCACCGGTGATCATGACCGAACGGCGTTCGGTATAGAATTGCTGTATCTCCCATAGTTGTCTCTTTGCAACCCTCAATGTAAACTGATTAAAGCTACTGACATAATCAGTGACACTTGTGGCCGCAGAATCCTTTTCTATCTGATACTGCTTTCCGGAGGTATTCTGGTGCACGCCCTGCAATGCAGGTTGTATGCCTGACTGCTGCACGTTCAGGGAACGGTCACGATTTAGGATAAGATCCAATCCAGCCGGCAAACTCTTGTTCTGGATTGACTGTGGAATATTGCCACTTTTTTTGGACGTGTATAAGATAGTACCGTCGACCTTCACATAATTTTCGGCTATCTCATCTACGCTCATCTTATCCGAAAGGGATTGCTCGTCAATGGCAAGCACACCCTTGGAAGAGTTCATAATGATAAAGTCAAGCAATATGTTATCGTGATTATATTGCCGTTGCTTATCAATCAGTCGGTCAACATAACTCCTGATTTCATTGAAGAATCCATACGCAAGAAATACATACGGGTGATAGTAGAAAGAATAGCCGTCACGAAGGACTTTGTAAGGTGAAAGCCCTTCATCAAGGAGATAGCCGTTAGGCGAAAGGAACCGGTAATACCAAACGTCCTCAATGGCCATTCGGTATTCTATGAGACCAAGTTCTGAGGGGTCAACATAATATTGAATATCCCCATTCTCGTCAAGAATATTAACTCCGTTTTCGTCCTTCTTGATATTGTCCTGCTTGCGCCTTTCATTCTCAGCGTCCATTGTAGCCTTTTCTGACAGTGGACAATATCCGGCCGTTGCATTCAGGCGGTCATGATACCAATAAGCCCTATTATATTCCTTCGTCCATATCTCGATTACTCTATAACGGCCAATAATGCTACTATGATAGAAATCATCAAGGTGGTCAATTTGGTTACGCCCGGTATCTCCTGAGTTTTGTTCAACAGGCAACGAATTTGCGGCCACATAGATATTCTTCAACGTTTCCTCGTCGGACGGCTTACGAAGGAACTTCTGCAATATCTCCTGCCATGATAGATCATGAGCCTCAGCTATGAAGTCAATATCACTAAGGTCCTTTTTTTGCCAAGGCGGTACCGCTATATTGAAAGGAGATACAGCGTCAACAAATACATCTTCCTTGCCTTCCCGGAACGTCCATTGCACTTTATCAATGACAAAACCTAAATCCAAATTCACCTCGAACTGGTCGGCGGCATGCTCGC